TGAGATAGCTGCACTAACTGCAAACAATGTTTCTGAGTATGCGACTGAAGAAGTTCACGATGTAATTTTTTATAAGATTTTGCCTTCTGGTGGAAAGGCTGTGCCAGTAAAGCTTTGGGGTACAAGTGCTGGAATCCTCACAGATACAGGAACACTAACAGGGCAGGCAAGAGTTGCTACAGAGGATGCACCAACAGTATATGACCTAGGCGTTGAGTATGAAACAGTGGGGAATACTCGTAGATTCTACCTTTACCTAAACAACAGTCTTGTTCAAATTATTGATGATGAAGATCCATTGCCAATTGTAAACAATATCGCACCTTTTATTCGTGGTGCATCACGTGCAATGTTTGAGAATATCTATGCCATTACAGCTAACTACTCTCAGAATTCAGCAACGTCAGTCAATCTTCCAGCAGCGTCAGTGTTTGCAAAGAACGATGTGTCTGTAGAAGATTCATTTAGAAAGTATGCAATGAGCGGTATCGTTCAGTCGTCATACCTTGCTGGAGTTAGCCCAGCTCAGCCACCAGCCTACGACCTATACTTTGACGAGTTTGGAACCATTATGCGTGAAGCTGCATACATTAATGCTAGATATGACAAGGCATTCCCTGCACTATACGCTAAGCTTATCCCATCAACATCACGACTAAAGGGCTATACAGTTTCTGGATTTATGGCTGGGGCATACAAAGCAGAGTTTCTAATCTTCAACCACACAGACAACAGAATTGTTCTTGGAGACGACGGCAACGAACTAAACATTGCTGGTGTGACATTTACCAATGAGTCACCAAACGAGTACACAGTTGATGACTATTTCTCAAAGAGAAGCGACTTCTCAAAGCCACAAACAACTGGTGGAGAAATTGTGGTATCACCAGAAAAAGAAGCAGCAGACTATTATGAGATCAAAACAAGCAGACTTACATATGGCAAGAACGACTTTAGCCTAGCATCTCCATATCTTCAGACAGCAGACGATGCTGAAAACCTAATGGGCTGGATGATTTCTAAGATCATGAAGCCAAGACTTGCGGTTGGAGTAAAGGTTTTCTCAAACCCAATGATACAGCTTGGAGATATCGTAAACATATCATACAAGGATACAGACGGTGTTGATATCATTGCTTCAGATTCATCAAGATTTATCGTGTACAATATTCAACATGAAAGAGATAGCTCTGGTCCAACTATGACTATCTATCTAAGCGAGGTTAAATAATGGTTGACGCAACTCCAGCAGTATCATTCTCTCAGACTTCAGCCCAATCAGCCCTGAACGGAATCAAGGCAGCAGGCCAACAGCTGATTATAGATAACGGCATTGTCTCAGAAGAAGCACAGTATGTTCTCACATTTGAGGACATCTCATCTAAAGAGTTGATTAATATTGCTAGGAATGACACAGTTAATGGTCAAAAGGTTGCCTACAACCCAATCAAAAACTTAGCAAGCTTGGGCGTAAAGTATGGACCAGACACGTTGGTTCCAGTTTCAGGCACTAGCAAAACCTATTTTGACAACTTTCCAATTAAGCTAGAGCGTAAAATTCCAGACATTGGGACTGGACCTCTTGGCGAAGTGGTATATATTGACCCAGTAACCAAAGATTTGATCGTAAATGTCTTTAATCTGCTAGATGATGAGTTTGTTGAGGTTGAAATTCTTAGCCGTGGAGACGTTCTAAATGATACAATATATACTGAAGGAAGTAATTAATAATGTTGACTAATACTGGTAAGAATATCCTAGCTAAATACCTCATTGGCCAGGCCCCTGCATACGCATCATACATAGCCTTTGGCTGTGGCCCATCAGCAATTGACGCTGACGGTGGAACCTTTGGGGACTACTCAGGAAAAACCAACCTAGACTTTGAGATGTTTCGCTCACCAATCGTATCTAGAGGATACGTAACAGACACTGAGCAGGCAACGATTACAAATGCTGTAGGTAACGGAACTATCATTACTTATAATGCTAGCAATAGATTTAATCCAGGAGACTCCGTAGATATCACAGGAACAAATGTTGCTGGATTTAATATCAAGAGTGCAATTGTTGCATCAGCTACCGCAAGCTCGTTTACAGTCGCTAGCTCAGCTACAGGAACATGGACCAGCGGTGGAGTTGCAACAAAGGTTGTGTCAAGCATTGTACTTACTGCACAGCTACCAACTGAAGAGCGATACGAAATCACTGAGATTGGTGTATACTCAGCAGGATCAAACCCATCCGCAGGACCAGCAGATAGCAGGGGTCTGTACTCATTCTCTACTGGAGAAAACTGGGAATACCACCAAGCAACAGGATCGTCAACACTAACTCAGTACTCTCAACCACTAGACAAGCTAGCAGATGGCACATTGCCAGACGGAGCGTCGCTAAATTCAATCAACGTACCTGACCTAGTATTCCAGGCAAATGCAGATAACTCAATCTTTGATAATAGCGTTAGAATAAATAGAAATGAACGCTCACGCTTTCTAAACAATATGGTCTTGGTTAGAGGAGATGCTGCATCAATTATAGGATCTGACCAAGCCATAGAGCCATTGCCACTAGATGGAACTCACATTCACTTAAATGGAATCTCTCTTAGCCTAGACAAAAACTCTGGACAAGACGAGATTAGATTGGCTATGTCAATTATCAATAAAGACACTGACACCTCAAACCCATCTGATGTAAAAATCATTGTTGACTTTGTTTCATCAGACGATATCACTGGCGTTAACCAGCAGTATGCTAGAATGAGGGGTCACCTCAAGACAACCCCAAACAACTTTAATTCAAATAGATATTTTGTGCTATCTTCAAAGATAGAAGATCTAGAAAGATCACAAGAGTTTAGCTGGAGAAACGTTGCTGCAATCAAGATATTTGTATCTATTCCAGCACCAATCGTAGATATAACACACAAGCAGGTTACTAACAACATTGCAACTATGACGCTTGCAGCTGAGCACGACTTTGGTGTGGGCGGAAGAGTAACCATTTCAGGGGTTGGAACACCGTTTGATGGAGTACGCAAGATTTCTGCGGTAAGTGCTGACGGACTAACCTTAAGCTTCCCACTAACTACAAGCGATCTAGCTAAGACAGCAGTCACAGCTGGTTCAAAAGCTGCAGGGTATTCAAGCAAATACTATGTATCACTAGACTCAATGAGAATAGAAAACACAGCAACAATCAATCCACTATATGGATTGGTTGGATACACAGTAGCAAAAACTGCATCTGGAAACCCAATCGTAAAAGAAACAAACACTTCCAGCCTACTGGAGTTTAGATTTGCTATGGACGTGATGTAGTGGCAGATACTAAGGTAAGAAAGGTTACAGTTTCCAAAGACAGCCTACCACCAATTAATGCTGATGAAAATCAGTATGTTGTTAGATTTAGGATTATCTCAGAAGACCGTAACCGCTGGAGCCACTGGTCTCCACAGTACCTACTATCGCCTGCACCAATTGATCTGTCTGCCACTGAAGATAGAAACATCGTACTTACTAAAACTGCTGGTGTCTTAACCGCACAGTGGAATGTTAGTGCAGCCGCCCAGGCCCAGTTTATCAAGAATCCAAGCTCTGCAATTAATAACTATGACATATATGTAGCCTGGGGAACGTCTCCTGGAAGCACTGGAACCCTAGAGTACTTTGCTACTGTCGCAGGTAACTCAGCAATTATTCCAATTCCAGATGGCAAGGTATCAGCAAGAGTATTAGTACAAACAATGACTTATCCAAGAAAGGTGTTATCATCCGTGGCTATCGCTGATTCAGCAGTATTTGCTTTAGTCTAGCTCGCATGATATAATAATATAACTATGGCACAAATTCCACTACCAGAACGTGGTCAACCTATTGACCTTACATACATCTATCAGATCGCTGATGCTGTAAACACGCTATCTAATCAGGTAGCTCCATCAACCAATAAGTACGTAACTGTAGATACCCCATCTGGTGGTAAGCAGAGCGTTCTATCTTCTGGTGTAAAGATGAATGCAGCCTACGTTGAAGTCTACAACAACTCAACAGTTCTTGCTGGATCAGAGCAGCCATTCTCTTACACATATCCAGCAGAGTACAAGTATTCTCCTGTAGCAACAGCCACTCCAGTAAACGTTGGCGGTACTACTGCAGGTAAGGACATCACAGTAATCTTGAAGAGCGTAACTACATCACGTGTTGATGGAATCGTTAAGTTCAATGCTTCTGGAGATGTAACTGTTGGTGTTAATCTTATTGTTATTGGTATTCCAAACTAAGGTTTTCTCATGGCTTATAGGACCAGAGAAGAGTATAACAATGCTCCTACCATCGTTGGTAATAAAAAGGTTTGGTTTTTAAACGGAGACCTTGTTAGGGTCCACCATCTAAATAGATCTAACGGCATCATGTCAGTCTACAATATCATTAAGGATCAGATTGAAAGCTGTCTTATCAGTGATTTTAAGAAGAATCGTGAAAGAGCCTACACGGTTGGCCAAGCAGCTGATCTGGTTAATCGTCACAAAAAGTACATGCCAAACCTGATGAACCGTGGGGTTATACCATTTCCAACTGGTGCCCAAAAGGGTGGTGCTACTGGCTGGCAGGTAAGAAGTTACTACTCAGAGTCGCAAGTTAGGTCAATCCGTGATATACTAGCTTCCTACCACATTGGCAGGCCAAGGGCAGACAAGCTGATTACAAATGACATAACTCCTACAAAACAGGAGTTGACAAGGCGTATGGGCGATGGTATACTTACATATACAAGAACTGAAGATGGCAGATTTATCCCAGTTTGGTCAGAATCAATTTAATTAAGAGGTATGGGTATGGACGAGACAAAAGTAAACGTAGCACTAGGCTACACATTAAACCTAGGTAATTTTCAATCATTGCGTATTGATATTGGTATCCAGGACTCCAAGCGAGATGGCGAAACAACAAGCGAAGCTTTTGACCGCATCTATTCGTTTGTTGAGGCAAAACTCCACGACAAGATCAAAGAGAACCAAGAAGACTAATGGCTGTAGAACGCAAAGACCGCATGGCTTTGCTCTCTCGCTATAGCAAGTTACATACAGCTAAGTATGAGGAAAAGCCATTATTAAATTTGAACGTAGAGCAATGGGCAGCTGACGCACTCATTGAATCCTATACTTTACCTTTCTGCTACGATCTGCTAGACTATTACTTTGAGACAGCAGAAAAGCCAGCATGGAAGTATTTTGCAAACTATGCTGACAAGATTATTGAAGCAAGATCAGACTATAAACGAGACATTGAGGAGAGAGCTGAGCGACGTAAGTTAGCTCAGGCGTGGTTAAATGAGTAATACAGAAGCCAAACTAATATCAGCAGTCCTACAGGACAAACAAGTACACGTTCTATTGCAAGCCAATGTGGACGGTATTTTGCGTACCCACAATGATATCTGGCAATTTATTCGTAACTACTCTGAGATGAACGGAACAGTTCCACCAACCACCCTCCTAGTAGATAAGTTCCGTGACTTCCAGCCAGTGGATGGCGTGGGGGCAACCAAGTACCACCTAGAAGAGCTACAGGTAGAATACCTTAACGATAGCCTCAAGGACATTCTGCGTACCACAGCAGGAGAGGTTCAGGCAGGTCAGGGTGTAAAGGCACTAGAAGATATCATTACAAAGACATCTGCCCTAAAGAAAAACACCTCAGTCATTCGTGACATTGATGCTACAGACATTGAGGATGCAGTTGCATACTACGAAAATGTTAAGCGACAGAATGAAATTGGATCAATTGGTATCAAGACTGGACTAGCTGGATTTGACAACTATCTGCCTGCTGGAATTACACCAGGACAGCTGGGAGTATTCCTAGCCTATCCAGGTATTGGTAAGTCATGGATGGCACTATACTTTGCGGTACAGGCATGGAAACAGGGTAAGTCACCACTAATCATCTCACTTGAAATGAGCGAGACAGAAGTTCGTAACCGTGTATTTACTATCATGGGTGAGGGTCTATGGTCACACCGTAAGCTATCAGCAGGTGCAGTAGAGACTGACGACCTTCGCCGTTGGCACTCAAAGGAACTTGTTGGCAAGCCAGAGTTCCATATCATCTCAAATGATGGCGGTGGAGAAGTAACGCCAAGCGTTATTAGAGGAAAGATTGATCAGTACAAGCCTGACCTAATTATCGTTGACTATCTACAGCTAATGAGTCCTAACCAAAAGTCAGACAACGAAACAGTTCGCATGAAGAACCTTTCTCGTGAGCTAAAGCTTATGGCTATTGGAGAAGAGATGCCTATCATTGCAATCTCATCAGCAACGCCAGATGACGTTAACAAGCTTGATACTGTTCCTACTCTAGGACAGACTGCTTGGTCACGCCAGATCGCATACGATGCTGACTGGGTCCTAGCACTTGGTCGTGCAACCAACTCTGACATCATTGAATGCGTATTCCGTAAAAACCGTAATGGCTTTATGGGGGAATTTATTGTTCAGGCAGACTTTGATAAGGGCTGGTACAAGTACAAGGACTTTGAAGATAAGTAGTATAATTGGTTTATGGCAAGCTATCACCATAGAGCAATTAAACGCTTTAGCCTTGATGGGGTTATCCACAATGATTCCCTAATTGGCAGACTCAAAGACGAGTATGTTAGGCTGCTAGTTTCAGAAATGAGGCTATCAGGCTATGTACCAAGAATAGATATTGACACAGACTTTACAATAAGCTATAATGAAACAGCACAAACATTTAATTTTGAGTTATCACTATACGGAATATATACAGGAAAGAAACAAGCAGAGTGCATACAGGGAATAGACGGAGTTACGGTAATACCTACTCAGCAGAACAGATCAAAAGAGTTCTCGCAGGAGCAGGTATAGATGTAGCATCTGAGGTTGACTCTGACTACATTATCTTCTGCCCATACCACAATAACTATCGTTCTCCTGCTGGAGAAATTGATAAGCGTAATGGCACATTCTTTTGCTTTTCCTGCCAGAAGATTGCAGACCTAACAGAGTTTGTAATGCACACCTCAGCAAGATCCTACTTTGAGGCAGTTCGTTTTATTAAGTCAAAAGAGACTGAGACTGATCTATCTAGAGACATTGAGCAAAAGCTTTACACCAAGCCAGAGTTTACCCAGTATGACCAAGTTCTAATCAAACGTTTAAACCAGCAAGCACTAGAGTCACCACGTGCAATGAGATACTATGCTGGCAGACTTATATCAGAAGACTCAGTCAAGAAGTTTGCACTAGGGTTCTCTGAGAAACAGGACATGGTGACCATTCCAGTTCACTCACCAGATGGTATGGAGATTGGATTTGTTGGTCGCTCAATTGAGGGCAAAGAGTTTAAGAATACTCCAGGGTTGCCAAAGAGCAAGACCCTATTCAATATCCATCGTGTAAAGACTTCAAGCAAGGTGTACGTGGTTGAATCATCATTTGATGCCATACGCCTTGACCAATCTGGATTCCCAGCGGTAGCAACATTAGGGGCTAACGTATCCACAGCACAAACAGACCTACTACAAAAATACTTCAATAACATTATCGTTATTGCAGACAATGATGAAGCAGGCGGTAATATGAAAGACAAGATTGTAGAACGTCTTGGCTCTCGTGTTAGCGTAGTAAAACTAGATAAACAGTATAAGGACATTGGTGACATGTCAGACGAAGCGATCAAGAACCTTGACGAATCATTTGACAAAGCCATTTCCAGTATGCTACAATAATAAACCAATTACAAAACAAGGAGAAAAATGAGCGTAATTAAAGGGCTAAAAGATATCAGTGCACTAATGGATAAGCCAAAGTATGAAAACACAGGACAGAAGGTCCGCTGGGTAAAGCTAGCAGACGGACAGTCAGCAAAGATTCGTTTCGTGGAAGAGCTGGACCAGGATTCAGCAAGCTACTCAGAGGCACGTGGCCTATCTGTAGTTATTTCAGAACACACTAATCCAAAGGATTACAAGCGTAAGGCAGCATGTACAGTTGACTCAGAAGGCCGTTGCTACGGCTGTGAGATGGCTCGTAAGGAGCCTAAGTCAGGCTGGCGTTCACGTCTACGCTTCTACTGCAACGTGGTCATTGACGACGGTACAGAGGACCCCTACGTGGCTGTTTGGTCGCAGGGCATCTCAAAGCAGTCTGCGTTTAACACTATTCGTGAATATGCACTAGAGACTGGATCTATCTCAAACCTTGAGTGGAAAATCAAGCGTAATGGTCAGGGAACTGAAACCAGCTACACCTTGCTACCAACCAAGCCAGACTCAGAGCCTTTCAAGTGGGATGGCATTGAAACATTCAACCTTGAAAAGGTTGTTCGTGAAGTTGCCTACGCAGAGCAGGAAAACTTCTACTTTGGATTTGACGCTCCGTCAATTACATCAAGCAACACAGATTGGTAATCTAAATAGATTCGTGGGGGGCAGCTTAACAACTGCTCCCCATTTCTGCTTGACAAATACTAATGAATATGACATACTGTTATAACAACATAAACCTACTAAAAGGAAATTAATGAGTTACGCTGGACTTCACGTACACACACACTACTCGCTATTTGACGGAATTGCCACACCACAGGAATATGTGGACCGTGCCGTAGAGCTGGGAATGCCAGCTATCGCAATCACTGACCACGGTTCGCTATCTGGCCACCGTGAAATGTATCGTACTGCTAAGGCTGCAGGCATCAAGCCTATCCTTGGTATTGAGGGGTACATCACCAAGGATCGTTTTAATCACGAAGACAAGAAGGAAAAGAATGACCTTCTTGACCTTAACTACAACCACCTTATTATCCTTGCTAAGAATGCAAAGGGTCTAGAGAACCTTAACAAGCTTAATGAACTTGCATGGACAGAGGGTTTCTACAAGAAGCCTCGTATGGACTGGCAGATTCTAGAGCAGTATAAAGAGGGACTAATCATTACCTCTGGCTGTCTATCAGGATTCCTTGCCAAAGCAATTGAAGCAGAGAACCTTGCTGTTGCAAAGGAGCACATCCAGTGGGCCAAGAAGACCTTTGGAGACGATTATTACATTGAGGTAATGCCACACAACCCTGCAGAAGTAAACAAGCTCCTGCTGGATCTGGCAGATGAATTTGGGGTAACTCCAGTAGTGACTCCAGACTGCCACCACGCAGACACCTCCCAGAAAGAAATTCAGGAACTTAAGCTAATCCTAAACTCATACTCTAACAAGACTGAGAAGGATGTTAGCTACCAAGAGTCAACTAAGTACGATACTCTTATGGAGCGACTAGATTACCTGTACGGTGCAGACCGTCAAATGTCATTCAATAAGTTTGACATCCACCTACTATCTGACGAAGAGATGCACAATGCCATGAAGGCACAAGGTATTGATCGTGAAGATATGTACCAGGCTACCCTAGATATCGTAGATAAGATTGAAGACTACAACATTCAGGATTACCAGGACCTACTTCCTGTTCAGTATCAGGATCCAGACGGAGAGCTATATGATTTGGCTATTGCTGGTCTAAAGGCTAGGGGGCTTGCAGACAACCAAGAATACCTAGACCGTCTAGATGAAGAGCTTCGCATCATCAAGGACAAGAAGTTTGGACCTTACTTCCTAGTCGTACGCTCTATGATTGCATGGGCTAAAAAGGAAGGCATCATGGTAGGCCCAGGACGTGGTTCTGCTGCTGGTTCATTGCTTTGCTATGCTCTAGAGATTACAGACATTGATCCTATCGTTCATGGTCTGCTGTTCTTCCGTTTTATTAACCCAGAACGTGCAGACTTCCCAGATATTGATACAGACATCCAGGACTCACGTCGTGAAGAAGTAAAGGACTATCTGGTTCGCCAGTACCGTCACGTAGCGTCTATCGCAACATTCCTTGAGTTCAAGGGCAAGGGTATGGTTCGTGACATTGCTCGTGTGCTAAATATTCCACTTGCTGACGTTAACAAGGTATTGAAGCTTGTTGATGACTGGGATGACTACTGTAACTCAAAGCAGACTCAGGAGTTCCGTGAGAAGTACCCAGAGGTTGAGGTGTATGGAGAAAAGCTTCGTGGCCGTATCCGTGGTACTGGTATTCACGCTGCTGGTGTTGTAACATCTAAGGAGCCAATCTTTAAGTTTGCTCCACTAGAAACTCGCACGGCACCAGGAACCAAGGAACGTATTCCAGTAGTAGCAGTAGACATGGCAGAAGCAGAGAAAATTGGTCTAATTAAGATTGATGCTCTTGGTCTAAAGACCTTGTCTGTTATTCAGGACACTTTGGCTATCATTAAAGATCGCACAGGGGAAGATATTGACCTACACAAGATTAATATGGAGGATGCAAACATCTACCGTATGCTATCAGATGGATACACGAAGGGTGTGTTCCAGTGTGAAGCGACACCATATACAAATCTTCTAATCAAGATGGGCGTAAAGAACTTTGCAGAACTTGCTGCATCTAACGCTCTTGTTCGTCCAGGTGCCATGAACACCATTGGTAAGGACTACATTGCTCGTAAGCACGGTAAGCAAAACATCTCTTACCACCACCAGCTAATGAAGTCATTCACCATTGACACCTATGGTTGTGTATTGTATCAGGAACAGGTTATGCTTGCCTGTACGGAGCTTGGTGGCATGACAATGGTTGAGGCGGACAAGGTTCGTAAGATCATTGGTAAGAAGAAAGATGCCAAGGAGTTTGACCAGTTTAAGGATAAGTTCGTAAAGGGTGCGTCACAGCACGTACGCCCAGAAGTTGCAGAAGAACTATGGCATGACTTTGAGGCCCACGCAGGGTACTCATTTAACAAGTCTCACGCTGTAGCATACTCTACACTATCATACTGGACCGCATGGTTGAAGTATAACTACCCACTAGAGTTCATGTACTCTCTGCTAAAGAACGAGAGTGACAAGGACGCACGTACAGAGTATTTGATTGAGGCAAAGCGTATGGGTATTCCTGTTCGTCTGCCACACATCAACGACTCAGACGTTGACTTCAAGATTGAGGGCAAGGGTATCCGCTTTGGACTAAGTGCTATTAAGTTTATTAGTGATAACATCGCTAACAAGTACATTGCAGCACGTCCGTTCAAGTCATACAAGGAGCTAGAAGAGTTTACTTTTGGCAAGGGTAATGGAGTTAACTCACGAGCACTGGCAGCACTAAAGCTAGTTGGTGCAGCAACCTTTGAGGATAACCCACGTAATGATGAAGAGATTAAAGAAAATCTTTACGAGTACCTGAACCTGCCAGAGTTCAACATCTCTATTCCACAGCACTTCTATCCATTCATTAATGACATTGAAGAGTTTGAGGAGAAGGGGTCATTCATTGTAATGGGTATGGTCAAGACAATTAAGCGTGGCCAGGGTTGGTCACGTGTTGAGATCCTAGACAAGACTGGATCAGTTGGAATATTTGATGAGGAGCAGACAGCCATTGAGGCTGGTAGAACTTATCTGATGCTGGCTAGCGATAACAGAATCGTATCTGCAGTTCCTGTGGATGAGATTAAGGGGTCAGACTCGTCATTGATTAAGTTCTTGAACTATCGCCAACTGCCCTACAAGGAAGATGAGATGTATGTTGTATCCTTTAGACCACGTGTAACAAAGGCAGGCAAGAAGATGGCATCGCTAACACTAGCGGATGCAAGTCGTGAACTTCACCCAGTAACAGTTTTCCCAACAGCCTTTCCAAAGGCATACATGAAGATTGACGAAGGTAAGGCTTACAAATTTAGCTTTGGTAAGACCAAAGATGGAACAGTAATTATGGAGGATGTAGAAAATGTTTAGTCAGACACTAGATAGTATGGCCCAGGCTGTACACGAAACAGCAGTAGAAAAGGGATTTTGGAACATTGTTTCAAAGTCACAGGAGCCAGTTGGAGAAGAGCTTGTAAACATCTTCCTGACCAAACAGCTAATGATGATCGTATCTGAGGCAGTAGAAGTCATGGAGGCTATTCGCAAGTCTCATGGACCAGAGGCAATTGCAGATGAGATGGCAGACATTGTTATACGTACCCTAGACCTATACCAAGGTCTAAAAGATTTGGAGTATGTAAACACAGACCTACAGGCAGCCTTCAATAACAAGACTAGCTTTAACTTAACACGACCAGAGAGAAACGGAGTAAAGTTCTAATGACAACAATGGAAGAAGCTTTAGCAGCATTGGATCCACGCATCCGTAAGCGTTTGTCTAACGGCGTTGGTTTTAAAACAGAGTTCTTGAAGACTCCAAGTCATGGACTTAACCGTGCACTCAATGGTGGACTGCCAATGGGTAGACAGGTGCTAATCTGGGGATCTAAGTCATCAGCCAAGTCATCGCTATGTCTACAGATGATTGGCGATGCTCAGGCAGAGGGCAAGCTTTGTGCATGGATTGATGCTGAGATGTCATACTCTGAAGAGTGGGCAAAGTCTTTGGGGGTAGACACAGATAACCTCATCGTATCACAAGCACGTACTATCAATGAGATGGTAGATGTAGGAACCAACCTAATGAACGCAGGTGTTGACTTGATTGTGGTAGACTCTATCACATCCCTGCTACCTGCAATCTACTTTGAGAAGGGAACAGATGAACTTAAAGAGTTGGAAAACACCAAGCAAATTGGAGCAGAATCTAGAGACTTTAGTAATGCGTGGAAGATGCTTAATTACGCAAACAATAAAGTTAAGCCAACTATGCTGGTCCTTATCAGTCAATCTCGTAACAATATTAGTGCTATGTATACTAGTCAGCAGCCAAGCGGTGGCCAGGCTACTAAGTTTTACAGTTCTACCGTCATTAAACTATTTAGCTCTGAGTCTGATAACCAAGCGATCAAAGGTAAGATTGCTGTGGGAGACAAGCTCATTGAGGAAAAGGTTGGTCGCAAAGTTCGTTGGGAAGTACAATTTAGTAAGACAAGTCCTGCGTTTCAAAGTGGCGAATACGATTTCTATTTCAGAGGCCCTCTATTGGGTATTGATAGCGTGGGCGATCTTGTGGACACTGCAGAGATGATGGGTATCGTAGAGCGTACAGGAGCCTGGTACATCCTACCAGATGGATCTAAGGTCCAGGGTAGAGAAGCATTTGTAAACCGTGTAAGAGAAGACCTAGATCTTCAAGATTCAATTAGGGCTAAGGTCAATGGCGAAGTATAACGTTTATGCAGGCAAGTTTAAGTGCCAGGTTTGTAACCAAGAGGTGACATCTCTAAGGTCATATCCAGAGGCAAAAGAGCTAACCTGGATGTGTTCTGAGAAGCATATGAGTAGGGTAAGCCTTAACACTAAAAAGACTAAGAAGGATTATGAGCGAGAAGAGTGAGTCTAAAAGACTTGGAGCCAAGCAACACAAGAACTCAGGTAGAGGAACCCACAAGGGAGATGCAACTTGGGAAAACTTCACGGTTGACTTCAAGGAGGTTGGCAAGTCATTTACCCTAAATAAAGAGGTATGGGCTAAGGCAACCACAGACGCTATTCGTAATGGCAATGATCCAGCTATCGTAGTGGTCATTGGCGACAGCGGAATCAAGACAAGATTGGCCATAATAGAGCTCTCCTTACTTGACCAGATACTGGCTGATGGTGTATAATAGAAATTACAATATTAAAGGATATTTAAAATGGAACAACAACAAACAACAATAGAAATGGTCAATGGTCTAACAGAGATCGCTGACTTCATGAACGATGAAGAGCTGACAACAGCCCTAACTTTTATTGCCAAAGTTATTCTTAAACCAGATATCCCCCTCAATGTTGCTACCGTAGAAATTGTACGCCTACAGGCTATTGCAGCTAAGATGGCGTTCAAGGCTACGTGGCTAACTAACGTAGATAAAGGAGACAGAGCGAAGAAGAATATATACTATACAGCAGCAGAGTCAATTAACCAATTGGTCTCAGCCCTGAAGTATATTACTCGCTAGGTACTATTATGGCAAACAGTTTATTAAAGCAGGTAATGCTTAAACCAGTCCAGAAGAAGATTGATTCTTTCTTGGACCCAGAAGAGCTAATTGAAAAGATTCGCTCTGGATATACTATTAACAGAGTTCCAAAGTTCACACAAAAGAAAACCTTTGCACCATCAACGATCGCATTCTCTCACGGAGAGTGTCCTCGTTACTGGTACCTAGCTTTTACTGGTGGTGTGTTTGAGGACAATGCTGATGCGTATGGCGGTGCAAACATGACCGCTGGTACAAAGTCACATGAGCGTATCCAGGAAGCAATGGGCAATGTCCCAGACTTCTTGGTAGACTCAGAATTTAAAATCACCTACAATGATCCTCCAATCTTTGGTTACGGAGACGTAATGCTAAACTGGGGCGGAGAAGAACTTCTAGGTGAAATTAAGACTATGCCAAACGAAGGGTTTGAGTATAGAAAGCAAGCAGGTAAGCCAAAGACTGGCCACCTGATTCAGTTGCTTATCTATATGAAGATTCTTGGCAAGTCAAAGGCAGTTCTTATATATGAGAATAAGAATAATCACGATTTGTTGATTCTGCCAATTGAGGTAACTCCTGGTAGTTACTATGTACAGTGGGTAAACCAAGCATTTGATTGGATGCGTGAAGTTCGTAAGGCATGGGAAGATAAGACTCTTCCTACCAAGAACTATCGTTCTAACTCAAAGATCTGCAAGACATGTCCGTTAAGGTCTGTATGTGATCAAGCTGGCGAGGGGCTAATCAAGATTAAGTCTTTGGAGCCACTAGATGAAACAATGTCAATGGTGTGACGCACAGTTCACAAGCAAGATCTCTTATCAGATTTATTGCTCTGCAACCTGTAGGGAAGCAGCAACAAAAGAAAAGATTGTAGAGCGTTATGCTTTTACAAGAAGAAGTCGTAGACACGGCAAGGTCAGGAAGTGTAAGGGCTGCTCTGCTAATCTGTCAGCTTATAATGATGACTCTCTATGCACGGCATGCGTGGTTAATCCAGGCGATGTCTCCAAGGCACTGAAAGACATTAAGGGGTTTATGAATGGTAAATCTAGCACAGATCAGTAAGGCTCCCTCACGTGTTTGCTCAATTGATGCAAGCACTAATAGCCTAGCCTTTGCAATCTTTTCTGATAAGAAGCTAACTTCGTTTGGCAAGATTGAGTTCTCTGGAAAGAACACCTTTCAGAAGGTTGGAGATGCATCTAGAAAGACGAAGGCACTCTTTGAAAAGTTTGACATTGACGCAATAGTTATTGAGCATGCGGTTTTTATGAATAGCCCAAAGACTATGGCAGACCTTGCTATGGTCCAGGGTGCACTTCTGGGGGCAGCCATGGAGACAGGCATTAAGACAGTTGGCTCTATTAATCCAATCACTTGGCAGATCTATCTTGGCAATGGTAAGCTAACCAAAGAAGAGAAAGCTGCAATAGTAAAAGACAATCCAGGTAAGTCAGTATCTTGGTATAAGGCCAAAGAGAGAGACTTCCGCAAACGAAGAACTATTAACATTCTTAATATTAATTACAATACTAGCGTTAGTGATAATGACGTAGCTGATGCGATTGGCATTGGGCATTACGCAATTAATAACTGGGGAAAGATTGACAAATAAATGGCAAAGCTATATACTAATGAGGCATGGTTAAAGAAACGCTACTGGATGGACAAGAAGAGTCCTGAAGAGATAGCAAAAGAGTGTGGGACAAGCGTAGAGACTATTTACGTTTATCTTGCTAAGTTTAAGTTGAGAAGATCAAGACGATGATTATCTTACACCTAGTAAGCGTAGTGAAAGCAAAGCTAAAAAGTTTTAGATGCAAGCACAATGATGTTCGCCTTGCATCGTGTCCATTTACTGGTCTGACATACACAATATGCAAGGTATGTTCGTCCAGAATAAAAGCAGAAAGAGTTGCAGAATGAGAAAAAAGAATAGTCCTCAGATCGCACAAACAAAGTTTACTCGCTTAGACGAGGTCCAGGTTAATGGATTCACAATCGTCAAAGGCGAAATTATTAAGATTCAGGGTGAGTACGGCGGTAGATTTAAGTTTATGGCTTTGGTTACTAACACTGAAACAGGAGCAACATGGATTGACTGCCTACAGTTAGAACGAGGACAGTTCGCTGGATGGAGATCATTCTATGTAGATCGTATTAAGAGAATCCCTAAGAAACGAGGTAAGCGTGTCAGCAGAAGACCAGCTAGTACAACATCTTGATGAAGTAAACAAGGTTGTAGAGAAGTATCTTTCAGGATCTGACGCAACTCAGATTTCTAAAGAACTAATGATGCCAAGACAAAAGGTTGTTGGCTATATTAATGAGTGGCGTTCTATGGCTGCAGACAATGCTGCTATTCGTGCACGTGCAAAAGAGGCACTCGTTGGTGCAGACACTCACTACAGCCTACTAATTAGCAAGGCATACGAAGTTATTGACGAAGCCTCTACTACTGCTAACCTAGGTGCAAAGACCGCAGGCATCAAGCTTGTGATGGACCTTGAGTCTAAGCGTATTGATATGCTGCAGAAAGCAGGACTCCTAGAAAACAAGGAGCTTGCAGAAGAGATGCTTGAGATTGAGTCAAGACAAGAAGTATTGGTAAGCATTCTTAAGGACATTGCATCAGAGTATCCACAGATTCGTGATGAGATTATGCGTAGACTATCTACGATTGCCAAAGACAAAGAAGTAATTACGGTGGTTAACAACGATGTTTGATGATTTCTTTAATGCTCTTAAGTCTGATAACTTTGCAGAGATTCCTGTAGACGCTAAGACATTCGTTGAGGGTCAGCAGTATCTTAACCAGCCACCATTGTCGCAAATTCAGTACGACATTGTGGAAGCAATGAGTCAAATTTATAAGCTTGAGGATCTTATTGATCTAATGGGTGAGGAAGAGGGTAGACGTTATTATAAAAAGTATACAAAGAATGAAGTTATCCTACAACTTGGCAAGGGTAGTGGTAAGGACTTTACGTCTACAGTTGCTTGTGCTTACATCGTATATAAACTTCTATGTCTTAAGGACCCTGCTCGTTATTTTGGTAAACCTTCAGGCGATGCTATTGACATTATTAACGTCGCTATCAATGCCCAACAGGCTAAGAACGTTTTCTTTAAGGGATTTAAGACAAAGATTGAAAAATCTGAATGGTTTGCTGGAAAGTTTAACCCTAAAGCAGAAAGCATTGAGTTTGACCACTCTGTCACTGTTTACTCTGGACACTCTGAAAGGGAATCGCATGAGGGGCTTAACCTCATACTCGCAGTTCTTGATGAGATTTCTGGATTTGCACAAGAGATTGGAACAGGCAACGACCAAGGCAAGACTGCAGACAATATTTACAAAGCTTTCCGTGCGTCAGTTGACTCTCGCTTCCCAGACCTTGGCAAGGTAGCACTGCTATCGTTCCCTCGTTATCCAGGTGACTTCATCTCACAGAGATACGATGCCGTAATTGCAGAGAAGGAAGTTGTTACAAAGCATCACAAGTTTATTATGAATGATGAACTACCAGAAGATGCAGAGGGAAACTCTCTAGAGATTGAGTGGGAAGAAGATACAATCTTGTCATACAAGTTTCCAGGCATGTTTGCCCTAAAGCGTCCAACCTGGGTAGTAAATCCTACTCGTCAGATTGACGACTTTAAGGTATCATTCTATACTGACCTTGGTGACGCTATGCAGCGTTTTGCTTGTGTTCCAACCTTTGCCTCTGACGCATTCTTCAAGCAGCAAGAAAAGGTTCGTGCCTGCATGACGATTAGAAACCCAATTGATACAGCCAAGAGGTTTGAGGAAACCTTCAAGCCAGATCCAACCAAGAAGTATTATGTACATGCTGACCTTGCACAGCGACACGACAAGTGTGCTGTTGCTATTGCTCACGTAGAAAAGTGGGTATCTGTTCAGGTAATGAAGGACTATGAACAGGTAGTGCCAGTTGTAGTCGTAGATGCTGTAGTATACTGGGAGCCAAGAGTTGAAGGCCCTGTAAACCTTTCAGAGGTTAAGCAGTGGATTCAGAACCTGCGTAGACAGGGCTTTGACATTGGCATGGTGTCATTTGACCGCTGGCAGTCATTTGATATTCAGAATGAGCTTAAATCAGTAGGTATTAGAACTGAGACTGTTTCTGTTGCTAAGAAGCACTATGAGGACATGGCTATGCTTATGTATGAAGAGCGTCTAGCCATACCTGCAATTGAGCTACTATTTGAAGAGCTTACAGAGCTTAAGATCATTAAGAATCGTGTGGACCACCCTAGAAAGTCTTCTAAGGACCTTGCGGATGCTGTCTGTGGTGCTATATTTGGTGCCATTAGCCACACACCAAGGGATCTAAACCTTGAAGTGGAGGTTCATACTTTCAAAGATAGGCCAAAACAGCCACTTGACATGAGGGATAATAATGTGATAAAATATAATCCTGTGCCCAAAGACGTGGCAGACTATCTATCAAGATTTGATTTAATATAAATCAAAAAACAAAAATAACAATAAGGAGAATAATGACTTCATTAAAGAAGCCACTAATCGCTATTGCCTCTGCAGTAGCACTTGTAACATCTGCTCTAGTAGCAGCTCCAGCTAATGCAGCTATCTCAGCAGCATTGACTGTGAACAACGTAGCAGTTACCGCTGCTGCCACTACCGCTGATCCAGTGCTACTTCCAGTTCCTGCAGACAATTCTGTAGATTCTGCTGACGCACTAAAGATCGTAGTAACTGTTGCTGCAAACACTGCTGTGTCTGCAACTGCAACTGGTGCTAAGATTGTTGCTGCAACTGCAACTGTTTCTGCTCCAGTAGCTGCTTCTGCAGGTGCTACAACCTTCTCAGCTAACTCTGGTTCAGGAACCACTGTTACCTTCTATGTATTCACTACCTCAACTACTGCTGGCTCAGTTGTAGTTACCGTTGGTGGAGACACAACTACTTATGTAGTTAAGGGTACTGCAGGTGCTGCCTACAACCTAGTTGCATCTGTTCCAACCGTTGCTGGCTTGGGTGTAGATGTTAACTTTACCGCAACCGTAACTGACGTATTTGGTAACGCTGTAACTAACGCAGCAATCACCACATCAGTTCTTCGTGGTACAGTTAAGACTGTTCTAACCTACGATGCAACTGACAAGCGTTACGAGGGTGTAATCACCACTCCTGCTGAAGCAGGTGCTGTTGCTGGTATTGCTACAATCTCAGCTACTGACGTAACTGGTCTAGCAAAGGCTGTTAAGGAAGTTTCTTTCTCAATCGCAGCTGCTGACCTAACAGTCCAGGTAACTACTCTACAGGCAGAGCTAGCTGCTGCTAAGGCTGACCTTGCAAAGGCTCAGGCTGACCTAGCTGCTCTAAAGGCTGCAGAGATCAAGAAGTATAACACCCTTGCTACTAAGTGGAACAAGAAGTTCCCTAAGTCAAAGGTTGCACTTCGCAAGTAATTGAAGTATAATTGATTTGGGGAGAGGGCATTAGCTCTCTCCCCTTATCTATCACTTAATTAGAAGGGCTAAGGGTATTTATGTCAATAAGTATTGTTTATTTTTCTAATTATTCAGGTAACACTAAAAGATTCGTGGAGAAGTTAGATGGAAGTTATCCTATTACTAGGATTCCTATTACTTGGGATGGGGACAATCCTCTGGTTCACTTTATGGATTATGTCCTTTTTGTACCTACTTATGGTGGGGGAAAAGAAGGACACGCAATACCAAGATCAGTTAGACAGTTTCTCAATATTCAAACAAACAGACAATCTCTAAAAGGGGTTATTGGGTTTGGCAACACAAACTTTGGAGAGCATTACTGCAAGGCTGCAGATATGATCTCACAAAAGACTGGGGTACCAGTAATAGCCAAGGTGGAAATCTTTGGCACAGACGATGATGTAATTAAAGTAAACGAAAGGCTAGGTCTGCTATATGGATAACTACAGTTATCACGAACTAAATGCAATGCTCAATCTATACGGAGCTGATGGTAAGATTCAATTTGATAAAGACAGAGAAGCAGCAAGAGCCTATTTCCTAGACCATGTAAATCTTAATACTGTTTTCTTTCACAGTCTTGAAGAGAAGCTAGAGTATCTAGTTGAGCATGAGTACTATGACAAGTCAGTTCTTGACCTATACTCTGATGAGTTTGTCAAGGGGCTTTTCAAGCATGCCTATGGTTATAAGTTTAGATTCCCTACATTTGTTGGAGCCTACAAGTTCTATACCCAGTATGCCCTAAAGACTTTTGACGGTGAGCGTTACCTAGAGCGATTTGAAGATCGTGTAGTAATGAATGCTCTTATGCTTGGGCGTGGAGAAGAACAGCTAGCAACAGACCTAGTTGACGAAATCATCACACAGCGTTTCCAGCCAGCAACTCCAACATTCCTAAATGCAGGCAAGGCCCAGCGTGGAGAGTTTGTGTCTTGCTTCTTGCTACGTGTTGAGGACAACATGGAGTCAATCTCTCGTGCCATCAACTCATCACTACAGCTTTCAAAGCGTGGTGGAGGTGTTGCACTTAACCTAAGCAACCTGCGTGAACTTGGTGCTCCAATTAAGAAGATTGAGAACCAGTCTTCTGGAATCATTCCAGTTATGAAGATGCTTGAAGACGCATTCTCCTACGCCAACCAGCTGGGAGCTCGTCAGGGTGCAGGTGCAGTTTATCTAAACGCACACCATCCAGACATCCTACGATTCCTAGACACCAAGCGTGAGAACGCTGATGAGAAGATCCGCATCAAGACCCTGAGCCTTGGTGTAGTTGTTCCAGACATCACCCTTGAGCTTGCCAAGAACAACGAAGATATGTACCTATTCTCACCATATGATGTGGAGAGAATCTATGGAGTCCCATTTGGGGACATCTCGGTTACTGAGAAGTACCAGGAGATGGTTGACGATGCTCGCATCAAGAAGACCAAGATTAAGGCTCGTGTTTTGTTTGAAACTATTGCTGAGCTTCAGTTTGAGTCAGGGTATCCATATGTAATGTACGAAGATACTGTTAACAATGCTAACCCTGTAGCTGGTCGCATTAACATGTCAAACCTTTGCTCTGAGATTCTTCAGGTAAACACACCAACTACTTACAATGCTGACCTATCATATGACAACATTGGTAAGGACATCTCATGTAACCTAGGATCATTAAACATTGCCAAGGTGATGGAGTCACCAGACTTTGGCAAGACCGTTGAAACTGCTATTCGTGCATTGACATCTGTTGCAGACATGTCGTACATTGAATCTGTTATGTCAATTGCTGAGGGTAACAAGAAGTCACGTGCTATTGGCCTAGGCCAAATGAACCTACATGGATACTTTGGTAAGGAGCAGATGCACTATGGAGATGAAGAGTCAGTAGATTTCACCAATATCTATTTCTACACCATACTCTACCATGCCCTGAAATCGTCTAACAAGATGGCAGTTGAGACAGGCTCACCGTTTGATGGCTTTGAGAAGTCAAAGTATGCTGACGGATCATTCTTTGCTAAATATATTGCAAATGAGTGGAAGCCAAAGACCAACAAGGTAGCACAGATTTTTGCTAATGCAGGAATCGCTATCCCAACACAAGAAGACTGGCAGTATCTTGCACAGAACGTAATGGCCTTTGGTCTGTACAACCAGAACCTACAGGCTGTTCCACCAACTGGATCTATCAGCTACATTAACAATTCAACATCATCTATCCACCCTATCGCATCTAAGATTGAGATTCGCAAGGAAGGAAAGATGGGGCGTGTCTACTACCCAGCACCATACCTAACCAATGACAACTTGGAATATTTCCAGGATGCATATGAGATTGGTCCTGATAAGATCATTGACATCTACGCAGCTGCAACACAGCACGTAGACCAGGGTCTATCACTAACGCTATTCTTCAAGGACACTGCGACTACTCGTGATGTCAACCGTGCACAGATTTACGCATGGAAGAAGGGTATCAAAACTATTTACTACATCCGCATTCGTCAGATGGCCCTAGAGGGTACAGATGTTGAAGAGTGCGTATCATGCATGCTATAAGGAGAGAAATGATTACAAGACCAATTAACTGGAATAAAATTGAAGATCCAATTGATCTAGAGGTATGGAATAGACTAACATCCAACTTCTGGCTACCAGAGAAGGTGCCTCTATCAAACGACATTGCTTCATGGGCAACGCTTAGAGAAGAAGAAAAGCTTCTCACCATGCGTGTCTTTACTGGACTAACAATGCTGGATACGATTCAGGGTACTGTTGGGGCAATGTCCCTAATCCCAGATGCACGAACACAGCATGAAGAGGCGGTAATTACAAACATTGCATTCATGGAATCCGTACACGCTAAGTCATACTCAAGCGTATTCTCTACTCTAACTTCTACACAGGAGATTGAGGATGCCTTTAGATGGTCAGAAGAAAATCCATACCTACAAAAGAAGGCACAGATTGTTCTAGACAAGTACTACGGCGATGATCCAGAGAAGCGTAAGATTGCCTCAACACTGCTTGAGTCATTCTTGTTCTACTCAGGCTTCTACTGGCCAATGTACCTGTCAAGCCGTGCAAAGCTAACCAATACTGCAGACCTAATTCGTTTGATCATTCGTGATGAGGCTGTTCATGGGTACTACATTGGATACAAGCTTCAGCAGTCATTCAACGAGTCTTCTCCAGAGCGTCAAGAGGAGCTAAGGGCATATGCCTACGACCTACTAATGGAGCTGTACGAGAATGAGATTAAGTATACTGCTGATCTTTATGATGGTATGGGACTAACTGAAGACGTTAAGAAGTTCTTGCACTACAATGCAAACAAGGCTCTGATGAACCTTGGTTTTGACGCACTGTTCTGCACTGTCTCCAAACGCAGACGAGAACCACGACTTCTTCTCTGGCTCAGGTTCGTCTTACGTAATTGGTAAGCACGAGTCCACAGAAGATGAGGACTGGGACTTCTAGTCTTTGTTTCTTAGAGGGGATCTAGCATTGTCTAGGTCCCCTTTTCCATTAGGTAAATAATGGTATAATAGCTTTGTTAGACATCCACACCCCAGGAGGCGTTAACAATTAAACTAAATAAAGTAGGAAGATTACTTTTAGCTGCGGCTCTAGCCATAGGTCCGCTGTTTTTTGCTACTCCAGCCCACGCAGAAGACGTGCCACCATTAGTTGTCGTTGTTTCTGAGCCAGCAGCACCTGTTGTGACGGTAGTAGAGACTCCTGGCGGAGATGATTCATCCTATCAGGTCCCACTGACAACCACAGTGACCTTTGACGGTGTGCAGTACGACGCTGTTTATGCAACCACCAACTCTGTAATTACCTTTGGAAGACCAGATGGCACTTATTGGACATATCCGTCAACTCCATCAATTTCTCTATACTCAATGGACTGGGTTGTCTATCCAAACGCACGTGCTGATGAGCACCTAACTATTGCTGCATCAGATGGCGGATTTCAGGTAGATATTTCTGCTCGTCCCATTTGGCTTCAGAATGCTACAGAGCCTACCAATATTAATATTGTTGCTGCCATTAACGTTGATGGTACAGTTGCCATATCATATTCTATTACTGGCCCTACATACGATGGTCAAACAAGAACTGGTGTCACACTAACAAGTGGTCAGGTGGTAACCCTTGAGGAATATGGTGTTGTACAAGTTGAGACTCCACCTGTTCTAACTCCAGAGCCTGTTATCCCAACCCCAACCCCCATCCCAGAACTAACGGTAGAACCTACACCAAGTCCAACTCCAGAGCCAACAGTAGAGCCAACTCCCACACCTACGCCTACAGTTGAGCCAACCCCTACTCCAGAACCAACACCTATTCCTACCGTAGAGCCTACACCCACCCCAGAACCTAGTCCAACAACCCCACCACCTTTTATTCCTCAAGGAGCTACGCTTCTTGGTGAAGGATCAAGCATCCAAGTAGTGGCCCCAGAAGGTCAGCGTATTGTAAGCATCACAGCCTGGTACGGAGATCCAAACGATGGCTCTCGTGGCATTGAGGTATCTTCTAATCTAACTCAGCTAGCTTCTGGGCAGACTTCAGTAACCATTGACTCAAACAATATGTATGGTGATCCAGCCCCAGGAACAGTAAAGACACTTATTTTTGTTGTGAACTATGAGACAATCCCAACACCTGTAGAGCCCACTCCTACGCCAGAGCCAACACCAACACTTCCACCAGTCGTAATGCCAGAGCCTACGCCTACTCCACAGCCACCAGCACCAGAGCCTCAGCCTACCCCAGAGCCATCTCCAGCACCAAGCCCAGAACCTGCTCCACCAGTGGTAGAGCCAGAACCTCCTGTTGTAGAGCCAGAGCCACCTATTGTAGAACCTGAACCAGAGCCAGCCCCAGAACCACCTACAGAACCTGAGCCACAACCTGAACCTGAACCAGAGCCTCCTGTAGAACCAGAGCCAGCCCCTGAGCCTGCTCCAGAGCCACCTACAGAAGAAGCGGCGGTAGAGCAGATCTCAAATCTAGTAGAGACTGCACCAGAAGATCTAACAGATGCACAGGTAGAGCAGCTTGTAGA